AGACGCTTACCGCCAGCAACGGATGGACATACCCTGGAAGTTTTGGAATATCCGTGATTGCCGCACTGTTAAGGATATGTACGAGTCCTCTCGTGGTGGTTTCAATAAAAAGTCCGGTGGCAACTTGCATCATGCGCTAGACGATGCTATATTTCAGGCTCAATACATCTGCTTCATGTGGAAGAGCTTACTAGGGGAAGGGAAATGAACAAGCAAGAAAAGCTGAACGAGATAATGCGTATAACCGGCAAGGGCAAGATGGCCTGTGATATTGCTCTCAGCCTTGCTGGCGGGGATATTGAGAAGGCTATTGAGCGTATGAAATCAAGCTACCCTTCCATGGAGGTAAAGAAGTGAAAACATCAACCGTATTAAAACTGAGCGCTGTACTGATTACCGTAACCTCGCTGTTTTCCAACAACATCTTTGAGGTGTTTGGTTATGCCTTATTAATAGCTATCACTGGTTGCTCTGGTCTTATTTGCCAAGCCCTGGAGGACAACCGCCAACCAAGCCAACCACCAGCAAAAGATTATATTAAACAAAACTACGACGCTAAGGGGTAAAAGCGAAAGGTCACGAAACCTCTTGTACCTTCTTCTGGATGATGTATACTGGTCATAAGCTAAAGCAAACCACCAAAACAGGAAAACAGTTATGTCAACCAGTACAAAAGAAATTATCTCAGATCTTAATAAACTTGCTTCTTTCGATTCTGTAGGGGTTAAAATTGAGAAAGCGGGTTTGTTTTCAATTAACACTTCTAACGAAGACTTTTCAGCTTCTATAGAATTAACCCACACTATGCTGAACATTACCGTAAGCAATCGCCACGACGGGGAAACCATTGGTATGAAATCCCATAGACTAACCTCTTACAAATATAATAATGTTAAAACTTTTATCATGGACACCTACTGGCCTAACAAGTAAAGGGCTTCGGCCCTTTCACCTTTATCACGAAACCTCTTGTACCTTCTTCTAGATGATGTATACTAGGTTCAAGTTAAAGCAAATCACCAAAACAGGAAAACAGCAAAATGAAAAATCCAACCGACATAATGCAAGCCGCTTTGGATCACAGCTTCCAACGTTGCGAAGAACTTCAAAGCAACTCCGCGTCTGGATGGGTAGACACCGAGTTCGGCAGAGTCCAGGTCAACATCGTAATTGCAGACGGTAGAGTTGCAATCCGTAACCGCCAGTTTCGCAAAAACTGGGAGCTAAACGGCAAGCGTATCTCGGCCGCCAAACTGCAATTAGCACTAAGCGCATAATCGCGGAGGGCTTCGGCCCTCTACTGCCAAACCACCTAAACAGGAATACAGTTATGTGCTACGGAATTTACGACAAGAAGACCCATCTGATCCTAGAGCGCAACTTACCCCAGGACACAACCTTCGCCATGATGGACGAGATTATGCTTGACTACCCGGAGGACTGGACGCGCTTTACTATTGTTAAGGAGGTTGATCAAGGATGGGTTTGCACTATGACAATGCGGCTTGTACCTGTTTATAATTTGGGGTTAACCCGATGAATACACCTGTTAGGATTACCCGTAAGAAGGTCTACAACGAGCGTGTTATTGGTAAGCCGGGGTTCTGGGAGCTGACCACTTATACTCGCAGCGGTAAGAAACTACGCTCCGGTCAGTACAGCGTATTATTCCAGGAAGGGTATCTGGCTGTCTTGGTTGAGGACTATTTTGGGTTCCCCCTGGAAGCGGCTGAAACCATTTCCTAAACCTCTTGTACCTTCTTCTAGATGATGTATACTGGTTTTAAGTTAAGCAAAACCACCAAAACAGGAAACCAGTAAAATGAAAGTTGAAATCGTAGTTACCAGCAGAGACGGCAAAAGAGAAATCGGCACCATCAAAGGCGAGCAAATCGGTGTTAGCCCAACAGGTTTGATCAAGGTTAAGGTCGGTACTAAGGTTAAATGCGTAAGACCTGATACCGTAAGAGCTATCTAAATAACCCTCTAACAAAACAGAAAAACCCTATTACTGATAATCCGGTAATGGGGGTTTTTCTTTGCTTAGATTTACAGTGCGACCCGGTTTGTTTATATTGAATCTACTTTAGCCGGGTTATTAAAGAAGGGTATGAAACACAAACCTCTTACGATAGATGAATTACGTGACTTGATAAATAAGGGGGAAGCCAAAGACCCTCTTATTTTCTTGGAAGCAGTTATGAACGGCCAAGACCCGCGAGGCTTGTCCAGGCTTTACCAGCTTGTAACGGACATTAATGACTTTTGTGATGGTAAGCCTGACCCTAGTGATTGGGCTGAAATTGTAGACACTGTAATCACCGACCTAAAGTTCCGCCCGGTAGCCATAGGGGAGTCTATAACGGCTGCTAAGACCATGTCCGAGTACCTGTACCCCAAGCGTAAGCAAGTGGACACAGGGGGCGGGACAAGTGGTACAGGTGATGCTCATAACGACCCGTTAACCGAAGAAGAAATAGAGTTGTTCAGGGAGCGGTTCAACGATGAATTCTGAAGCACTTATTAACCCTGATTATACTGACCGTTGGTCTTACAACGAAAAGCGGATGTTAAAATACATGTTAGCCAATGACGGTATCCAGTTCATGCGTTACTTCTTTGCATTGCGCGAAGGTAGCCCGATGATAAGAAACTGGCACCATTACGTTATCGAGGCTGTCTTACAAGCCGTCTATGATTGCAAGGTAGACAGACTAATAATCAACATCGCCCCTGGATATACCAAAACAGAGCAAGCAGTATTGAATTTCATTAGCCGGGGTATAGCTATTAACCCTCGTTCTAAATATATACATACATCTTACTCTGGTGACCTTGCTCAAGAGAACTCCTCTAAGATAAAACAAACAGTACAATCTCCAGAGTTCCAAGAGCTTTGGCCTATGCAAACAAGGGTAGACACTAAAGGTAAGAAGCGATGGTTTACTGAGTTAGGTGGGGGCATGATGGCAACTTCCAGCGGAGGTCAGATAACCGGCTTTAGGGCAGGGCGAATGGAAAATGGCTTTACAGGCGCTTTTATAAACGACGACCCTGTAAAGCCTGACGACGCTTACAGTAACGTAAGACGTAACGCCATTAACAACCGCTTTAACAATACAATGCGGTCACGCTTGGCGGTGGAAACCGTCCCCATGATTAACATCATGCAGCGTATACACGAGGAAGACTTAACCGGGTTTCTGCTTAAAGGTGGCTCGGGTGACAAGTGGCACCATCTTGTGATACCTACGCATTTAACAGAAGAAACCCTTAACAAGCCTTACCCGGAAGAATATACGCATGGGATTCCTATAAATATAAACGGAATCCTTAGAGCGCTCCACGGCGGACCACAGTATGCTTTTTAGCGCCGAGGCTATGGTTGGGCTAGTACCCCTAAAAATACCCGTTGGAGCTCCTCTATGGCCGTTCAAACACGACCTAACTCAACTGCATACCCTTGAAACAGGCGACCCCTATACTTTTTCAAGTCAAATGCAGCAAAACCCCTCCCCGGCTGGCGGAGGTATGTTCAAGGATCGATACTGGAAGTATTACGAAGCCGTACCGGCGGGTATGGACATGATACGTATATACGGGGATACAGCGCAGAAGACCAAGGAACATAACGACTACAGCGTGTTCCAATGCTGGGGTCGAGTACCTAATCAGGGCGTATACCTACTAGATCAGATTAGAGGTAAGTGGGAAGCGCCTGAATTGGAATCTAAGCTAGTTGAGTTTTGGAACAAATGGAAGCCTAGTTTACGGAAACCCTTTGGCGCTACCGTTGTTAAAATAGAGGATAAGAGTTCAGGCTCGTCCCTTATACAATCCATTAAAAAGAATTACATGATACCCGTTGAGCCTATCCAACGTAATACAGACAAAGTGTTTAGGGCGATGGGTGTTGTTAAATACTTCGCTAGCGGTTATATCAATTTACCGTTAGACGTTGATTGGATGAGTGATTACAAAGAAGAGTTCCGTAAGTTTACCCCGCTTATGACGCATAAACACGACGACCAAATAGACCCTACAATGGATGCGGTTGAGGATTTAATTGTCTTTGAGGATATGCTATACAGCAGTAACAGTATAGGTACTTGATAAAAACATCACTTAATAGGGCTGATGGTTAAATGGTTAGATAAAACAAAGGGGGGTTACATATGGGAAATTTGTTGAATAGAAACAAAAATGTATATATAGGGTATAGCATATTTTAGTAACCTTTTAACCATCAGCCTAATTTAGCAATAACGAGGACAAACCAGTGGACAAAAACACGTACCAAGAAGCCCATATCATGGACTCTGACCAAACGGCGCTAAACGACAGCCTGGAAAACCTAGTGGCTGAGCTTGGCACTAACCAAGACAAACGATCGCACTCGCGTTTTGTAAACTCTAAGCGGTTGTCTGCCGATGGTATGCAGGAGGAGCTCAACGCGTTATACCGTACGGACTGGTTAGCGGGTAAGGTCGTTGACATTATACCGGATGACATGACCCGGGAATGGCGCTACTTTAGCGGGGACATTGAACCCGAAACCGTTGGTGCATTGGTAGAAGAGGAAGAGCGTCTTGGTTTGGCCGATGCGTTTAATCAGGCTCATAAATGGGCGCGGCTTTACGGAACCTCGTTTATTGTTATTAATGTTGATGACGGCCAACCTGTAGACCAACCGCTAAACCTTAACCGGGTCAGGAAAGGCGGGTTGAAACATATTAAAGTTGTTGACCGCCATCGTATAGACCGAGCCGACCTGCAACCAATTGAAAACCCGTTAGACCCGAATTACGGTATGCCAGTTTATTATCGCTTTGTTAACACTAACGTGA